GGCCAAGAGCTCCTGTAAGTGGGTTGTAAATTAAATCCGCCCACTGTCTCATTGTTTTAAAAACGTACATTGAGTTATTTTCATCCAGATTGACTTCAAAGTTTATCCCTAAATCAAATCCGGTTTGTTGAGGTTTAGCACCTGCATAATACCTTTTAGCGTTTTTATACTGTTGAAAGACTTCACCAGGGTTTTGGTCAACACCTAATCCTTCTATACTCTTTACATGTTCTAATAGGATGTTTCCATTATTTGGATTCCCCTGCGGAGCTACTACAGCAGCAGGTGGGGAGATTAACACCTCGAACTGGTTCGTAAAAATCGGTTCGAATTTATTAACCGCCGCCTTAGAAGATGTATAATGTGGTAATCCTGCCATTTTTTATTTTATATATTTCTCTATAGTGTTTTTAATCAAATTAACTGAATTGAATAAATCCACCAGAAGCTATACCACCTGTTCTAGCAACTGTCATTCTATTTATAAATTTGTGTATACCTCTAGCTGGTTCTACGATTATATCGATAATACCGATATTTTGGTCGATAACAGCAGGAGTGTTGTTAGAAGAGTCCATGATAGTTAAGAAATTGTAAATTCCTCCTACATTCTTAACCCCTGATAAGTAGTTATCTACTATAGTCTTAATTTCAAGTCTGATTGAATCTTCGTTGAAATCGAATAAGTAGTTAGCTAAGATATCTTCTACGCTTTCTTCAAGTGTAATTAATAGATCTCTAACGTGCAAGTTGTTAAATGCAGAGTTAGTTCTTTGATATCCTGTTTGGTTACCGAAGATTACTAATCCAATGTTTCTTTTTCTTACTATCGGATTAATACCAAATGGCTCTAAGAAATCTCTATCTTCTTGAGAGAAATCATATTCAAGTCCAACTAAGTTAGATCCTGAAAGTACCCCTCTTTTTTGACCAGCTACGATGGAATAAGGTTCACCAGTAACGAATTTTCTAATGAAATTGTTACTTACGTGAGCTGCTGGTGGGATATTAAAGTTTTTACCATTTTCTCTAATAGTTAAGAATGGAGCAAACACACCGCAGAATTTAGCTCCGTTATCTTCGCTAGGTAGTGTGAATCTAAATGAAGGATTCAGATCAAGGTTACCGCCGTCTGCGATATATCTTGCGCTTAGCAAAGGTGCTGGATCAGTAGCAGATGGTGCAGTAGTAAATCTAGGATCAATAGAGTTTTTAAATTTCTCCATTGAAGGAGCATTAATTAATGCTAGACATTTTTGTCTATTTTTAGCAAGATTTGCAAGCTGCTGCTTAGAATCTGTTTGTATCTGTCCGTCAAATGTGTCTACAACATATCTAAATGTGATAATGTTTCTATCAGATAAGGTGTTAGCAATATTGGTTTCTGTCAATACGTTTAGGATCTCATCCAATCTATCATCATTACCGTTTGGTTTATGTGTGTTCTTTAATTGGAATCCAGGAAGATATGTAAAGTTAAGATTTGTTACGAATTTGTGAATCGGTCTAAATTTATTAACTCTTTGTCCTGAGTAGATTTTAATAGGTCTATCGGTTGTTACATATACACTGTATTCTCCTGGTCCTGTTGTATTTCTCTTAGATACTATTACTCTAGCCAATCTATTTGAACCTGTGATAGGATCAATATCTTCGGAAACTAAAAGATCCCCAACTGCTAATCCTGACGCGGTAACATTTTCTAATGTCATTTCAACCTGAACGTTCGGAGTAGGAATTGATTCGATTTCTATAAATTGATTTAAGTTTCCTGCTAAGGATATAATGTTTAGATCGTATCCATTTTGGTCTATCGTATCTGCAACACCTGTTGCATTTGTAAGATAGCTTAATCCAGTTCCAACCACGGTTTCCTGTGTTGTTAAATCTGAATCTACATAAGCCTTTAATTCAAGAACTTCAAATCCATCTCTATCGATAGATTTTTCAAGTTTAATATATTGAAGTAGGGATCCATCATATGTTTTATTTATAACATCTCCGTCGCTAATTAATCCACCATCCCAATCTGTGTAGATTTTAGACTCTGAATATCCGAAATAATTAAAGTTTCCTATCGTTTGATTAGGTATAACTACCGGACTTCCTAAAGAACCTGGGCTAGTTTCAAGAGGATCTACAATATCAAAATAATCTGATTTACAGAATTGATATTTTCCAGATGATAAATTTGTTTCGTCATAAGGCTCAACTAGATGTGTTGTAGATTTAAATAATGGATGTGACCATTTAATTCTAACCTGAACGTTTCCTGGTGCAACCGTAACTTCCTTAACTTCCTCTATTTTTAGTTTAACTACGTCTCCGTCGGCAAAATATTTTCTAGCCTCTACATTTCCAGCTAAAGTTGATGTAACTTTTCCTAAAATAAACTTAGGTCCGATTGAAGTAGATGTTACTGCTAAGAATTCTCTTAATGCAGTTTTTCTGTCTCCTGCTGTAGCTCCTTGGAAATTAGTTTGTATATAAGGTAATCCAGCATCTGCATTTTGATAATTATAAGCTGCAAAATCTGCCGAATCAACCCCACTAACCCCAGGATTTGCTAAAGAATCTTCGTATGTGGTACCAACTTCAAGTAACTGAGCGTTTGGTGAAACTAGATCACTTACAGTTTGACTGTTTACTGAATATGAAAAATCAGCAATTAGTGGTGCACTGTAGCTTAAGAAATCTATATTGTCAATCTGGATAGATCCAGGATCTAATGCTCCTGTCAAGTGGTGACCAACCAAATCTATAAATGATGTATTGCTTTCAAGATCGTCAAGTGCCTCTTCGTTTACTGCACAAAGAATTCCGGTCTGACCAACTTGATTATTGATAAGTGTTTTAATGTATTGTGTTATACCGTTTTGATCTGCAAAATCTGGGATTAAACATCCGGTAGTCGTAAGAACAACGTTTACTTCATTTAATGATAGAAAATCATCAATTTTTGATTTTATAAATCCTTTAGAAGTAAAGTAGGAAGAATAAATAGGATCCAAAGAAAGATCTGAATAATTAGACCAATTTCCGCTAACTGCAATAACGTCTATAAAGTAATCTGAGACGTAATCATTAGGATTCATAAATACTGGAACATTGTTTGACCCGAAGTATTCCTGAGCAGTAATATCGAATCCTTTGATAGGGATTCTAGCATCAAGGGATTTCTTGATTATAATACTAATTGGATTTTGGCTAAGGTTAACTAAGCTGAATAATTTGGACTGTTCCGTGGTATCTATAGTGGCAAGAAGCATATTCGGATCAGGAAACCAGAATTTTTCTTTATTATAATAGGAGGAAACTAACTTATCCTGTTTTGGTAAAAGTGCATTGGATCTTGTGTAATCCGCTGTAGAGTTTGCACCGTTAGCTTCTGCTGTATCAATAGAAAACGCTCTATATCTAGCAACGTCTGATCCATTTGCTACGTCAGGAGTTCCTGTTTCAGTAACCGTATTATTTAATTTAAGTAGATTCAAAGCGAAAACAGGTCCACTGTTTAAGCACGTGAATATAGATCGATGAAAGAATGATCCTTTTTTCTCTAAAGCTCTGTCAATGTCACCAAAAACTTTGAGAGCTGTCTGAATGTCAGGTACATAAACCGGGGTGTTAAAAGGTCCTTTAGTTGAAAAACCAACTACCAATCTAACAGTTTGAGGATTTACTACAATGTTTTCAGAAGCGTCAAATTCTAAGGTGTAAACACCAGAACTTTTAAAAACGGATAGATCCAGAGTTAACTTCTTTGCCATTTTGTATTTTTTACTTGTATATATCTTTTTGAGGGAGAACTTTAGAGTTGTCTCAAAGTCCTTCTCTTTAAGTATATATCAAATAATTTGTTAAAAGAAGTCCTTAAAAACGTTATATGTTTCCATTTCCCTAGATGCAGGGTCTCCAATATTGCCATTCTCCCCAGATTCACCCATTTTTTTATTGATGGCATTTTTATATTTTTCTGGTATACTATCATAAATATCCATCACCAGATAATTAAAATCCTGATATTCAAACACAGAATTGGCAACTACAAGGGTCATAGCTATATCATCTTTACCCACCTGACTTTGATATATTCCCTTGCTGGTTTCCCCAAAATTACTTAATTCCATTATTGTTGTTTTTTCCGTAGGAATTATTCTAGAATTTCTGGTGTTTATTTTTAGATCCTCACAATATTTTTCCTTGGTCTTTGGGGTCATTTTAACACCCATTTTCATTTGCTTCGAGCTCTCTGTGTGCCTTGTAAATACTAGCATTTCTGAAAAGAATTTCTCACCCAAAAGAAGTTTTTCTATCAAATATTCCCCCCTATAATCAACCTCTACTGCAACTTTTATCTGTTCGGGATTAAAAACCTCAGTACAAAGCACTTCTAAAAAAACTTTTAGCTCTTCTATCTGGATAGTGTTTGATTTGTAAAGTCCAACTTGTAAAAGGGAGAAAAAGTCGGACTCATCTTCGAAGAATTTTTTTTCTTCAATAAGAGATATAGGTTTAGGTGATACCTTTAATATATTAACCGCTGTATAATCACCTCCCCCGCCTCCTGCGGTATCGACTGAGATTACAAATCTTTTATTTTCTCCATCCTCCCATAAATTAGAAGGATCAAAATTGGGATGCCATTTAAGATCTGCATAATCAACAATAGAATTTTGGAAAGGAAGTAATTCTTTGTGTACAAATTCTACCTCGGTCTTTTTTAACTTTTTAAGTGTATATGAATCTAACAATAATTTAGAAGAGCTTAAAAATTGATTACCATATTCCTGGTTAAAGTCCTCTTCGGATCCTAAGTTTGCAATTTCCTTTCTTTTCCACTCTTCATCCCTTCCTGGTACTTGCCACCAATCTACTCTAATTGGGTTAAATTCATTTTCCCCGTCTATAGCAGATTTGTATATCTCATAGAATTTATTCATCCCGTTAGGGGTTGAAGTTATAATAATCCTTGATATTTTAGAAGATGAGATGGTAGGATATACAGATTTAAAGAACTGCCCAATAAAGTTTGGATTAATGTGTGCAAACTCATCCATGTATAGAAAGTGAACAGTAAAACCGATAGAGGACTGTTTAGTTGTCGTCTTAGCCATTATTCTACATCCATTATCAAACTTCATGGTCATGACGTTGTACACAAATACACCGGGCTTTAAGAAGAATGGCAGACCCTTCATGATAATCTTAATCTTATCCATCAATTCCGTTGCTGTATCTCCGATGTTCGCAAGGATCATCGCATTCTTGTCGAAATTAAAAAGAAGATACCACAAAAGAAATATTGAAGAAGTTACTGTCTTACCACTCTGTCTCGGACTTAAGAATATATTAAATCTATGTTCCTGATATTGTGTTAGAATTTGCTCCTGATAATCTCTAAGTGTAATCTTTCTAATCCCCTCATCGGTCATTGCGTTACAATAGGTATTGGCAAAATAGGTAACATCAGAAGCACATTTTTTAAATTCTTCAACTTCCCATTCTGTATACTCATATAATATTCCTCCCCGTCTTAATTCGGGATCGTTCTCATGGAATGGATTGTCGACATCTTTAAAGTCTACACCATTTTCATCAGCATTCTGTATAATTTTATTGACCCTCTCGGTTGTCCAATAATTACTTTGTTGTTTTTCTTCTACCATAATTAAAATAGATCTTCGTCGAGTTCAATCTTTGTTTCCTCCTCCTTCATTTGTCTTAGCTCATCTTCTGGAGTGATAAGATCTTTCATCTTGGGATCTATCAAATTTTTATCTGGGCCATCTATTATCTGAGCTCTTTTTACTATAACTTCGGTCTTGATTACGTTTTGTAATCCCTCCATTAAATTCTTATTTCCACGAACCTTAACAGTTCCGCCCTCTCCAGATATACCAGGAATAGTAACTGTGTTTCCATCATCATCAGTCATCAGGGGTTTTTGTCTATTGTCAGAATTTTTGGATTCGGTGTTTAATGTCTTATATGTTTTTTCCATTTCTGCCAAATATGCCTGGAATTTGGAGGGCATTTGCATTAGCTGATTCTGCATCTGGGCAAGAACCTCAAAGTTTCTGGCCTGATATTGACCTCCTGCATCTATTTCGTCTAGCATTTTAGTAACAGCGTGTTGGGCTGTTCTTATTTGAAATGCCATTGTTGATATACTTAAAGCATCTATCTTAGCTCTAAAATGGATATAATCGTTTTCGTCTATAATATCAGTGTCCATATAGAACTTGATCAATGAACCTAATATACTTTTGGATTCCGTTTCTACCTCAGTTTTTAAACTGTCGAAATTCATAACGCGTAAAGGCTTCATCGGTGGTATATCCGGTGATCCAAGTCCGTCTAATGTTTCGTTATTAAAAATAAGATCCTCAAGCTCCTGTTTTTTCTTCAACGCATCTTCTTTACTTAGACTTGTTGATTTAATTTTCGGTGGTCTTCTCGGCATAAATTTATCTGTTTTTAGCTATTTTAGGAAGCTTAAGAACTGGTTTAGCATTATCAATAATTATTGCTAATTGGGAATCTCCTACCACGTTCTGGTTTAGAATTGCTGATTGCTTTTCTTTTTCAATCATATTTTGAAAAATTCTTAGATTAGTCAAATACAAAGGACTTCCTAGTATTTTATATGAGTTATTATCACTTTTCCATGTTTCTACCTGGTTACTTTGTTCTATATCTGAAGGAATTTCATATGTATATTTTTGAGAAATTAATCCTTCTTTAAAATGCACTATACCGAGATCTGAAG